TGTACCTTCTACATAATACATAAATTTATCCATATCCCATTTTTTAGGGATCATATTAATATCGAATTGAGCTACTATATCTTTACTTCGTGCAATTGCTAATTCTAATCTATATTTATAAATATTATAGTTCAATTGATAAGGAATTCCTAATTGAACTAAAGATACATTAGATGTATTTATATTAGAATATCTCCTCCCATTAATTGGAAGTTTACAAGTAGAAGCATCATCAATTGATTGTCTTTGATTAGGGATAGGTCTCATATTAATATAAAATCTACCATCTATTCTTGTTCCTTCCCATACTTCATTTACCCAAAGCCATTCTATTTTTGCTCCAGTTTCTTTTAATTCTGCAGGCATTCTATATCCATCTTCTACTTCTTTTTCTTCTATAGCTCCTGTAGAAGGATCAAGATATGCCATAAATCCTATACGTTTCCTTGATTTCCAATATACACTTATAACTTCTACTAATCTATTTCTATAAGAATTAGGATCTTTACTAGCTGCACTAGCATATAAAAAGTAATTATCTGTTTCAGAATGTTTGGGATCTTCTAATTCTAATACTTGATCTTCTGTTAAATAATCATAATAATTATCAATAACAGTTGAAGTATGTACCCATTTTCTAGTTAATGCCCAATCTCCATCTTCTACATAATCTAAATCTGGATCGAGATCATAATCTACATCCACTGGATTTAATACTTCATAAAAAGTTTCTCCATTTCGTACTCCCCTATGTGTATATGTTTGTCCTGATATTAAAAAATGAAACCAAGCTTTATTAAATTTTTCTCGTATATTTTCATTATACATGATATAGTTTAATCCTTTTTGTCCCATGATAGCTCTATTATCGACATAAGAATTCTCAAATAATTGTAAAATATGTTCCGGAACTTCAATATCCATAGGATCCATACCTGTATTTATTCCTCTTTCTCCTAATTCATTAGCGAATTGCTTTTTGAAATTCTCCATAAGCATATCGTTTTTAGCCTGTTCTTTTAAAGTAACTGTATCTGAGTTTTGTACTGTAACAGTATAATTGAGAGGCCTCTTGGATTTCTCACCTAAAAGTAAATCGATTATAGGTTTAATTATGGGATAATTGCGCATTTGGGATGGAAAGTTTTTTCTCGTTTTTCCGTAAGGTTGCAGCACGTACCTATAATCGCCTTCATCAATTATACCGTTATAGTAATCATAATATCTTCGTAAATCTTCTCTACTAGATGTATATCCAGTACCTTGATTAGATAAATCTATGTAAGCATCTACACATGATCTTCTCCATTTATCTCCTTTCTTTTTAATAGGCAGTTTTTGCCTAGGTATTTGTTCATATCCCATAAGTTACAAATTTAATTAAATTTATTTATACTTTTACTATAAAGATAAATATCATCTTTAGTTTTATAAATATACCATTAATAATAGTTTTTATCAAACCAATTATTAGTAGAATTATCTTCTAATACTTCTTTAATTTCTGCATTATATAGTTCTCTCGTATGAAACATCCCAATCATCAATGCCATAACACGATCAAAGTTACCTACGTGGTTAAATTTAATTAGTTCCGTTAATAGTGCAGGATCATAAATTTTATGTAAATTTAAAGTATATGTTCCGTCTTCTGTTTTATGTCTTGGCGAATTTAACCAATCTCTTATATATATTTCTCCTTGCCTTTTTCTTGCCTCAGTCATATGCATTCCATATTGTCGTTTTACAGTTCTACTTCGTAATTCTTTTTTATCTAACATTTCAAATTCCTCTTGTAATCTATGTAACTTTCTATGTCTTTTAGCGTAAGCTATAACCTCACCACGGTCATTTTCAAATCCTATTTTACATCCGTAATAATCCGCAAGCATAAATAAATTTTTATTGTACTCATCTTGTGTATGAGGTCTCCCAACATAAGATGCTACAATAATATCATCTGGATGCGATATATTATTAGGTCTTTTTATTATATATGCGGCTCCTAATGATGTAGAATCTGCAGATTGATTTTGTCCATAAGGATCATGACAGATTATATACATATTTAAAGGTACTTGTTGTTTTTCATTTTTATACGGGGATTCATATATAACTATTCCTCCTGTAGTATTATCGTCTTTTCTATGAGGATATTTTATAATTTGTTTAAGATCTCCATCAGGTCTAAACTTTATTTTCTCATCTTTATTATAATATAAACGACCAATAGTCCCAATAGAATGTAATTTCCTAGATTTTATTTTATTATATTGTTCTTGTAAAGATACTACATCAAATAAATTAGATGTAACTTGTAATGTAGCTTCTTGAGGAGAAAAAGGGTGCTCTGCGATATATTGGTCTAATGATTTAGCATCAGCAGCACCTTTCTTCTTTTCCCTCATTTCTTTTTCATATTCTCTAGCCTTATCTTTTAGTGAATTTCCTTCATCATCTATAAAACCATCTAAGTTAGTTTGTATAGGTATAAAATATCCGCATTTAGTTCCCATAGAACCTTCATCCCATATATTTTCATATGCCATACAATCATATGCTTCAGGATTATAAAAAATCTCCTCCATAGCTTCAAAATCTGCTCCTTCTGTACCTCCTGTTCCAAAAGCTACCATTAATCCTAATGTTTTAGCTCCTTGCCTCATAGTAGGCATTGTTACTTCCCAAGCTTTAAGGAGTCCGGGGAAGGATCCTGCTTCCTCAAAGAAAACAAGTTCCCCCGCCTTTCCCCTCACCTTGTCGGGTGCATCTTTTAAGCTTACCCCCATAATTTGAGATTTATTTCCCATTTCAATTTCAAGCCCATTAACTTTCTTTTTATATCCAGACATTTTATTCATTTCCCTATCCCGTAATCGTGGTTGTGCCCAAGCGGTATTATCATCTATAAAAGATAAAAATTCCCATGCTTTAGAGAGAAGTCCATCTCCAATTAAATATTCTTTTTGAGATGCAAATACAAAGTTTTTTGAATTTTTAATAAAAAAATAATTTCTAGCAAGCATTGCCCCTGCTTTATAAGAATATCCTTTACGCCGAGCTTTAAGTACGATCATATGTTTATTATTTGCTCTAGCTTTATCGACTTCAGTAAAGTAATCATAATCTCCATCATAAAATCTAGGAAATGTACGTTCACGTTTAGATTGAATTGTACCATCTGGAAGTTCTTCATCTACAGCTCTATCAATAGGACAATAGTTTAAATAAAAATAATGAAATCCTGTAATATGTAATTCATCTATAATATATCCGTATAAACAACGTTTACGTTCTGTATCCCAATATTCATAGTATTCTCGTGTGCCTGGAAGAGCTTTTGTATAAACACCGTCTTTTAAAAATGCGAGTGCGGCGGGTCTGACTCTATTTGTGTTTTTTAACATTCTTTGCATTTTTACAATTAACGAGATCTTGACATTTTTCATATTCTTCTAATTCAACAAAATGGTCAATTATCTCATCTATTTCTTCATCACTAACATCTTCATGTAAAAAAGGATTAAAAGGTAAAGGAAATTCTAAATCTTCATCACTGTCTTCTATATCTATATAAACTTGATCTAAAGTTATTTTCCCAGTAATAACATTATATGCATTTTCCATAGCAGTATTATATAACTCTAAATCTTCTAAAAAGTCCATTACATACTATATTTATTTACTTCTACTCCTCCTCTATTTGTATTTGCAGCTTGCTCTTCTTTTTTAACTATTTCTTCTAGCCTAGTTAATCCGTCTACTACTTTCCCCATCTTTTCTAAATTATTTATTAAATCTTTAGCATGATAAATAGGTTTTCCATTATCATCTAGCATTTGTAAATCTATTGTTCTAAAATATTTCTCTAATTTTACTATTGATTCCTTAGCCGCTTTTAATAATCTAACTGCTGAGGTTTCAATTAATTTTTCATATTTTTTACATGCTATATGTACTTTCTTTGAAGGTATAAATTTACTTTTTTCCCCAAAAATACTATTTTTTACTTCAATTAATCTTTGTTCCCATTCATAAACTGCAAAAGGAGATTTATGATCCACCATAAAATAAATAAATGCCAATTCATCTACTTTTAAATTTTTAAATTCTTTAATTGATAATGCATATGCACTAAGTACTCCTTTATTATTTATTATATGTATTAAATCATCTTTCATCTACTAAAACTTTTATTTTCATATCTTCTCCATATAAGAATTTTAAAACTGCAACTCTATGATACCCATCATCTATTCTATATACTTTATCTTCCCCAGCGTGTACAAATATTAATCCAGGTATTCCATATTTTTTTATATCTTTTATCAAAGCTATAAAATTATACCCATCAGCTGCTGATGCATCAAGAGTTTTTGAAGTACTATTATAAAAACAAGAACTTAATTCCTTAAGAGGAATTTCTTTAAGAGTATATATAAATATACATTTATATATTTCTTCTAAACGGTTAAAAATACTATAAAATATTAAAGGGATAGGGAGAAGGCGCAATAAAAACATAAAGATTTTTAAGACTATTCTTGCTGGTGGGTTAGAGTTTTCTTCAGCTAGTTGTTTATCTCCTTTATAGGGATGTTTAATACCTCTAGTAATTTTTATATCAGCTATATATCCTTTTATAATATATTTAAGATTTCTTATCATTTTTTAATTTATTTATATATTCTATTCTAGCACTTTTTACAGAAAACTTACCAAAATAAGGGAGACGTATAGAATCAAAATTTCCTTCTTTCATTATCTTAGTAACATATTTAAATTGATAATTAACAATTTCTTCTATTTTCTTTAGAGGTAAATTATATTTATTAGCTAATTTATATATAATAAGTCTTTTAGACACTAGGATCTGGAATTTCTTCAAAATCTGTATATCCTTCTTGATCTTTCTTCATTTTTTCTTCCATGCTCTTTTGTTTTCTTACGTATTCTTCATGCTCTTGTTTTTTTTGTCTTTGTTCTACTCTATGTCGTTCTTCTGCTTTTGTTTGAGGCATTACATTTTGAGGTTTCCATCTAGGAGGATCATCTGGACATGCTGTAGTTCTCCACTTAGCTTTATGTTCTACTAAACATCCACATTTACCACATCTCATTAAATCCTTTTTTATATGAGGACACGCCTTACATGCAGTTAATCTCTCTATATAATCCGCAGGAGTTGTGCACGGAGTACCTTCTTTAATCCAAAGTTTAAGATCTCTACTAAAGCTTTTAATCATTGTTAGCATTGAAGGAGCTTTTTCCTCTTTTGCTATATGCTTTTTTTCTTCCATATTATCTTCCATTTTATTCTATATAATTAATATTCATTGTTAAATACTGTCCGTCTTTATCTTGAAATATTACTATGTGATAATAGCCTATTTCAAATTCTGATATTACTAAGTGATGTATAAGATTATTCTTCATCTCTAACTATAGTTATCTCTACGATATTTGTATCTGGGGTTAACATGGGGTTTAATTTATACCTTCCATTTGTTTTAATAACTGCTCCTTTATCTTTATATTTTTTAATATAATTATTTAAAGTATTAGGATCTTTAATCCCTACTATATGTGCAACATCTTTTTTACTACTAACACTACATAGATTTATATCATCTTTAATTATTTGTACGTCTATAAATTGAGCTAAGATACTTAATTCTTTATTAGTTAAATCAAAGATCCCATTCCATATTTGTAAATATTTATAAGTAGAATCTATATTAACTGTTATTTTTTTCTTTATCATCTTCTAATATTTTAATTAATGCACTTTTATTATGTAAAGGTCTTGCATTTTTACCTTTATGTAAATTCAAAGCGTAATACTCTGAAGGTTTATATATTTGTTTTACTTCTCTAACT